CCGTTTCTTCTGATTGTCTTTTAGGTATCTGTTGATCTCATCGGTTGAAATGCGCCATTGTCCTCCAACCTTAGAAGCTATTAAAGAACCTCGATTAATTAAACGGTACAGGGTGCGCTCTGACACTTCCAGATGCTCCGCGGCTTTTTGAACACTAATCAACCCCATCGATTCACCCCCTCCCTTTTTTCTTCTGTAACCACTCCGGTTACGGAAGGATGTAAAACCGATTTACACCCCCTTTTTTAACTGTTATGTCATGATTGTACCAGTTTAAACATGACAAGTCAAGTCAAAACATGACAAAAAAGGACAAAAAATATAACCGCCATCTTCCTCGCGGGTTTGGGGCGTAGGCCACACCTTGCTTCCTTGCAGGCGTGAACACCGCCGTTTGTAGGGAGGCTGTAACTTACCGCCCCCTTGCAATGCGCTGTCATCTGTCATCTGTCATCTGTCATCTGTCATCTGTCATCTGTCATCTGTCTTTGATGACGGTTAAAAAGAGGGCATCGGCTGCGCCTGATACCCCGACATAGTCCTATAATCTATATTATGAATTCCCGCCCGGATTTTGACGCGGCTGCTGTTTTGATGCGGTTTCTGTGCTGATCATGTTGCCGTTGACGAGGTACGCATCGCCTGAAACGCCTTCGATGGGGTTCGCTTCCTCCATCTCGCGCCATTCGTTGGCATTGATGATGCCGTTTTGACGCTGAATCCCAAGCCCTTCCTGACGCGATTTGTAATCGCCGCGCAAAAGCCCCTCAACATTGAACTTCACATAAAGCCCTTTCGCGCGTTCGCTGTCGCCGAACAGCTTCCAGTTCAGGGTTTGCTCCCATCTTGTGATCCACGGCAGGATGGTGTATTTCACGAATTCGAGTGATTGATGCTCGATGTTGTTGTTTGTTGAGCGCTCCAAGTTGGCGATCATGTGCGGCGGTACGCGGAACAGTCCGCAGATTTCATCGCGCGTGAATTTGCGGGTTTCGAGGAATTGCGCATCGGTTAACGGCATGGGAATCCGGCTCCACTTCATGCCCTCTTCAAGGACGAATGGCCGCCATGAGTTGGCAAGACCGGAACCGCGTTCATCAAGTGATTTTTGCAGGTTTTGTTTTGCTGGATCCGATAATTTACCGGGATGCTCCAATACGCCGCCGATATTCATGCCCTGCCCGAAGAATCTTGCTGCGAATTCGGTTGATGCAAGCCCCAAGCCGATTGCTTCCCGCGCCATGCTGACAGGTGAATAGCCCATGATGCCGTCATAACCCAACCCTGGGATGTGCAGGATTTTACGGGGTACGAGCGTTTCCATAGTGCCGTCATCATTGGTGATGCGGTACATCAGGCGTTTGGTTTCTCTGTCCCTGAACGGCTCAACTCTCTGCCAATCGAGGGGTTCGAGTCCAAGAAGCCCCGCATTTCCGTATCTGCGTTCGTCATCTCTCAGGATCCTGCTGTACCCGTTGCCCGACAGCGCAATATGCCCCATAATGGTTTCGCGCCATGTCTGCGAGGTCATCTCGTCGTTAGGTGCGTTGTGCAGCAGGTGATAAGCCGGATGGCTATGCACCTTGTCAGCCCCGCCACCTGCACGCGCTTGATAGACGAACAGCGGCAGACTACCGATTGTTTCAGCAAGGACGCGCACACAGGAATAGACTGTAACGTATTTCAGGGCGCTCGATTCGCTGACTGTTACGCCTGAATTGACGTTAACGCCCCAAAACCGCTCAACAATTTTGGTGAAAGGATCATCGATGCTCTGATTAAACACCCTGCTGATGAAACTCATCTCCGCACCCCCTTAGAGAAGCCGAAGTATGAGAACATGAGCAAGACGCCGCAGATCAGCCACATGAGCGGCGGCCATATTAGCCATAACCCGCGCCCGAACATGACAAAACCCGCCACAAGGCAGGTTTCGCGGACGATTTCGTCTATTTTCTGCTGGCTGGGCAGGCGTATTTTGGGCAGTTTTAGCGGTATTTTTAGGTTCACAGTGAGATGATCCCCCTTTCCTCGTAAACACTTGTATTGTCAATATTCAGCATCGCCCTTACATGCGCATTCATCATTGCGGCTACGGGGTCAATGCGCTCGACCGATTTCTTTTTATCGAGCATGAAATTGCGGTTGTGATCTTCCCTGGTGACAGCGTTACTCATCGCCCAAGTCGAAACAGGGTTTTTGTCGTGAATAACGCGGCGGTTATACACCATATCGCGGAAGTCTTTGGTCGGCTCTGACAAGGTTTTCATTCCCTGCACGATTTCAATCGGCGTGTAACCCTCGTCGATCAGGTCATTTCCGATCTGCCCGAACCCCCATGAGTCAACGCATATTTCTTTGATCGTCCACCCATTTTCAATGGCGGTGTCGAGGAGGTATTGCTTTACAAATCGGTAATCAACCGCGCCGCCTGGTGTGGCTGTGATCCAACCGTCTTTAATCCACATCTCGTAAGGGACTTTATCGGTTTTGCGTTTGCGCTCGACGGTTTCCTCCGGCATGAACGAGTGCGATTTGACGATGTAATTTTCATCAAAGGGAAATTCAAAGGTTACGCTTGTTAGGTCGATCTTCGATGACAGGTCAACGCCAACATAGCACTCGCGCCCGGTCAGGTCAGGCAGGATGTCAACGCCGCAGGCGTTCCATTTCTGCATCTCCATGTAGCCGCATTCCCGATGATCTACCCACTTGTTCATGTTCTTGGTGAGAAAGTTCCGCATTTTGCGCGGATCGTCCAGCGCCGCGCGGAGTTCACCTTTGAGGTAATCCATCATGCGCGGGGTGGAGTAAAGGATCGGGTTGGCCTTGTACCAATTGCGCGGTTTTTTGATGTCGTCATCCTCGTCCAATTCGGCGATGTAAATGAAATACTCATCGTTTTCAAGGGTGCCTTCGAGAATTTTCCGGCAGTATTGGTATTCGGCGTAACACGGACTCGAAAGGTTAAAGCCGGATGTCGTGATGATAAACAACAGCGGCTGAGTGCGCTGACCCATGCCGCTGACAAGAACATCGTACATTTCGGAGGTTTTATGAGCGTGATACTCGTCAATGATGCCAAGATGCGGGTTAAAGCCGTCTATGCTGTCTACGTCTTTGGAGAGCGGCCAAAAGATTGATTCCGTCTTTTCGTGATAGATTTCAGAAACGGAATCGCGAATCCGGAAACGCTTTTTAAGGTCGGAACTGGTCTTGATCATCCGTTTGGCGATCTTCCAAACAATTTTCGCCTGGTCCTTTTTGGTGGCGGTCGCATATACCTGCGCTCCGTATTCACCATCGAATCCGGTCATGTAGGTACCAACACCGCCAAGAATGGTCGATTTCGTGTTCTTGCGCCCAAGTCCGACATAGGCTTTGCGGAATCTGCGTCTACCGGTAGTTTTGCATACCCATCCAAAAATCGAGCCAAGGATAAACTGCTGAAAGTCAACGATTTGGATGTATTCCCCGGCGAGTTCGCCCTCTACGTGTTTCAGATAGCCGAAGTATTTGAATATGCGCTGCGCCTTCGATTCGTTAAACACATACGGGAAATTCTTTGTTCCCTGTCGCTTCAGGTCATTGACGTGCCGTTTGCAGGCGAGTTTGACAAGCTTACCGGCAACGATTTTGCCATTCAGAACATCGTTCGCGTATTGTGTTACCGGATCCACATCACCTCACCACTCAATCAAATTCCTCTCCGAATTCGTCTTTCGGCTTTTCTTTGCCGGAGTTTTTCTCGTAGCTCGCCAATGCTGCAGGAGTTAAATAAAACTCTGTACAGTAGGCTTTGATAATGCCCGCCATTTTGTGCATGACAAGCAGAGCGGGGTTTTGAACATCCCTCGAACCGGTCTGCGTGTGTTGCTCGATTACAATTCTGTTCGTCCTTACGTTGTCCGACGCTTCGCGGTACTTCGCCCAGGCGTCGCAGAGGATGGCGAAGGCGGGCGCGGTGAAATTGTTCAGGAGTTTTGCTTCGATGAGTTGCGGCGAAAGATGCTCCCACAGGGCGTAAGCCGCTTCTTCGTCAAGAACAAAATCGGGAACAAGGATATTGTCGCTTGGAATCTGCAGCTGATTTTCCCGGCGCTGCTCTTTTTCGGCTTTGGTCATGTGTGAGCGCCCGGATGCTTCGAGGTCGTCGACGGGTCTGGCTTTTCTGCCCATGTTTGATCCCCCTAAACGGGTTTGCGGATAAACGGAGATTTATTCACGCGAGCCTGCCAGCGCGGCACGGGTCTAGATAGCCCCAAGGATTTTAGGGGGCCTAGGTACCCCCCCGTCGGGCTAGCCTGTTATGCCTTATTAATTTTACCTCCGAACCTCTCATGCCTTGCATTATGGCACCTATGACAGAGGGTCATTAGGTTCTCTGTGTCGTCTGAGCCGCCTTCGCTCTTGGGTTTGATGTGATGCACTACCGTGCCTGGTGTTACATCTCCACGCTCTAAGCAATCATGACAGAGGGGGTTCTGCGTTATAAACCATTGCCGGAGTTTATCCCACGACGATGAGTAACCACGCTCCCGGAAGTTACCCCGTGCTTTGTCGTATCGCTGAGCTCGTTCTCTCTTGTGCTTCTCACAATACCCTTTCTCTACGAGTTCCCGACAACCGGGGTGGTTACAAGAACGCTTAAGACGCTGAGCCACGTTGCTTCACTCCTTGGACGGGAGCGGAGCGGGGAAACGTTGCCGTTTGTCTCCCGCTCACCTGTCAGTAGCAATAGCCCCCGATAAACGCTAAAAGGCGGCTCGGTTAAGAGCCACCTTTTGACACTAGCATTATACTACGGTTTTACCCCTCGTGCCTGCCATCTTTCTGCCAACTAATTTTCAAGCCCCATTTCACGCCCAACTGCCATGACTAATTCCTGCCGCATCCTGAAATAAGTCCTTTCGCTGACGGGTATCATGACACACACCTCATGCCACGGCAGCGCTTGCTTATACCGCAGTTCGAACAATGCGCGGTGGTTCTCGTTCAGCCTGCACATTGCCCGATCTATCGCCGCAACAGTGCGGGTCATGCGGGTTAGTGCGGTGTTGGTCATCAGTCTGATTGCTTTTCTGGCGGTGGTGTCGCTGATATGCCCTGCACTTGGTATGCTATCTCTTGGCGCGGAAGAATCGCTGATAATGTCCTCGCGTAGTTCCTGGATCTCTCGTTTAGTGCGCTCGTAACTGAATAATTCATGCTCAATGAATCGGAATACTGCTCTTTCCATGTTCCCACCCCCAAAAATAAAGGCCGCCCCAATTAAGGGACGGCCTCCTGTCTGTTCAGGTCAGCCACGAACAGGAATCAATCTCCCTGCCCGTATTTTTGAATATACTTCTGTTGAAGTTTTAACCTCCGGTAAAGTTCAGATTCCGGAATGTACCAACGCCCTCCCAATTTGGTGCCTGGTATTTCGTTGTTCCGCAAATAATTTCTTATGCTCTGGCCACTTAAACCAAGTATCTTCCCCGCCGCATCTGGCGTTAAAAGCCTGTCCCGCAATTTCCTTCCCTCCCCCTTTTTTTCGCGCATTACTGACTCATGACATACAGCGGAGGTCATTTTCCATCGTTCCTCAATCTTATTGCCGCTCTATAGCGTTCGAACAACCGCTGCTCCTTCCAATCCTTCTGCGTAACTCCGAACCATATTTTCTTCCACCATGGCATCTTGCACCATTTGATTTCGATTTGTTCGAGCGGGTCGGTTGTTGGTTTTGAATGCGTTCCAAACGGCTGTTTGCTCCAATCGATCATTCATCATCACCTCCGCAACTCGTTTTTACCCCTTTGTTTATCGCCTTTGCCAAATCGATTATGGCATCAAGCACATCAATTTCGTTCTGCACTAATATGCTATCCACCCTGTTTCCTTCAACCGCTATGAGTTTGAATCGGAGAGCGACTCTTAATTTTATCAACGTATTAATGGGGTGGATTTGAACAAAGTTGCTTGTCGTTTCCAAGAAATTGTTAAGATCGTTGACGACATATTTTATTTCTTCGGGTGTCATGACGGGTTCAATCTGCGCTGTTTTAGTGCTCATCCCAACCTCTCCCATCACTCGATCTTTATGTTTTCTTCGCGTTTGATCCACCTGATTTTGTTGTCCTGAATGTTTACGGTTACTGAGCCAAAATTCAGTCCGCGAATTGTTTGAATCAACCTGACTTCAGAGGGATTTAGGGTCATTGACTCGCCTTTCAATTGCCTCCTCCCTCCTTGGCTCCCGCCCTGACACGAACAGGCAGGCATACATTACGCCGCCAAAGATAAACGCTAGTATCAGCCAAAACATTACGAATCCCTCCATTCGGTGAGGAATAATCCCACATCATCCATGTCCCGCATAACCCGGATGCCCATGTTCTCGGCGATCATCAGTTCCACGTCCGCGCCCGGCGAGCTGCCGATGAAGTAAACAGCATCAACCTTGCCCGACATCAACAGGGAGAGGTATGCGCGCATGTAATGGTATTCGTTCTGCATGACTTCGACTTTACGAATAATGTTGATCAGCCACCCGCCCGTTTCAGCGTGCGGGCAGAAGGTAATGACCTGCATGTTCATCTCGTGCGCTGTGCGCTGTATTTCAAATGCAATTCCTTTTGCCAGCACAATGTTCGCCTTAATTCTCTCTACACTCTCTGCGTGCAACGGCCCAATGATATAGATAAATGGTGCATGATTAGGCATTGTCGGTGTCCTCCACTTCCCCTTGAACTACTACCGCCACAATCCAAAACCCGCCATAATAGCCATTATGCTCGTTGTGGCTCGCCATTGTAAAAACGCCTTTGTTGGTTGTGATTTCAAGGAACTGAATTTCGTGTTTTTCGTCATATTCGCCGGTGGTGGTCGGCCCATCCTTGATCGCTATGTCCGTAAAATTCGCCCCCACGAAATACGGCAGGTCGTCGTCTGTCTGCATATACCGATCTTCGCAGCAGCTTTGGCCGTCATCGAAGATTTTGATCTTATAGCCGTCTGCGAAGTCCAAATGCAGCGCATCATCCTCCAGTTTGATTCCGGCAATCTCTTTTCCCAGCGCTTTTTGCAGTGTTTCTACAGTTTCCTTATTGCCGCCCAGCATATTAATCATTACTCCAAGTCCAAGGCTACCCATCATCCCTCAACCTCCATCACTCTTATTTCTGTCCTCCGTGGTCAATCTTCCCAATTCGGGATCATCCTGCTGAGCTTGTTTTTCAAGTCTTTGTAATACGGCTCGTCGATTAAAACCACTTTTTCGTTCGGGTAATACCGTTTCATTCGGTCAAGTTTCGTCCGGCTCTTTTGATCCATGTACCCTTTGACTTCGTGGTACTCGTATTTCTCTGCGCTTGTCCATACCTTGAAGTCGGGAGTGTACGACCGGCAACCGCGCTTGATCTTCTCGAACCAAAAGGTATCGGGTTCATACTCGAAACGAAGGATCTGTTTGCGCTCCTGAAGGAATTTCAAATACCTGGCATAATTCGCTTCCCATCTCGACCGGACGAAAAAACCTAGATCCGGGCGGGTGCCTCTTTTGGCATTTGAGTAGATTGATGACGGGTGTTCTCTTATTCTTTCGAGCATCATTTTGCGGCTCCGTTCGCTTAGTCTTTGTCGATGTTCTTCGGAATTTAAAGGCGAGTCCGGATCCCGCCACATCTCTTTAGCGCGTTCACTTACTTCGCGTCTGTATTTCTCACTATGGGTTTTGCCCAACATCCCACGCGGGTGACCATTTTTTTCAACGTACTCTTTGAACTTTTCGCACATGTTTTTGTTGAGTCGGGCATATGTGCCGTTCGTTTTAAGCCTTTCTATGGTTCTTTTGCGGGATTCAAGCCTGCGAGGCGTTTCTTTGCCTCGAATAGTCAATCCATAACGACGCGCAACCCTGCAAACGTTTGATTCCAAACGCCCGAATTTGGCGGCTAATTCTTTGAGATCGCTGTCTTGATAGTGTTTTTTCAAGTAATCAATTTCTTCTTCGGTCCATTCGTTTGGATTTGTGATTTTGAGTTCATACGCCCGATTTCTTATCGCCGGACCGGACCTGTTGATCATGTTTTGAATCTCTTTAACGGGCATCTTTTTGGCATAACAATCGCGGAGAATTTGCATTTCTTGTTCCGTCCAATTCATTCATCGTTCACCGCCCAATGCATCCCGAGCAGTTTGTTTTGTGACGGGTGAATCTTGCCGGGGATGATGATGGTTATTTGTCGCATGGTTCGGTGCCGTTTGAGTAAACGACCTCATTGATCTTCGCCTTGATTTTGTTGTAGTCACACTCTTCGCATTCCGCAGGCGGCGCATTGCATTCCTGGGCGCAATAACAAGCAACTAGATCTGAACATTTCACAAGCATTCCTTCCGCTTCCATTGCCCGCTTAATCCAATACGGCAGGGCTTCGCGGGATTCGGCGAGGAGTCGAGCATCCGCTTCTGCGTTTTCGTTGTTGTCCTCGTCAATATCCGCGATAAACCCTCCGCAAGTCATTTTGCCGTTGGTGTATTCCACTTTTCCGGCGACAATGCTGAGCGCGTTTGTTTCCTCCGCGCTCCACGGCCCTGGTGTCGCCCTCTCGCACATCTCTAAATCCGCTTTAGGATTGCGCTTCATGAGTTTACCTCCTTCAATCCCCGGTAAATCCCCATCACTCTCTTAACATGCACCTGCGTTTCGGGGATCCCCGGAATCCCTTTGGCTTTATACACATTACCCGGCCCGGCATTGTACGCCGCCACCATCAGCTCGTCTTTGCCGAACCTGTCACGGTTCAGCGCCAAGTACCACGCCCCTGTGTCGATGTTGCCCTCGATGGTCTTGAGGTCCGCCCGCCATCCATGGCAGGGCATCACCTGCATCAGACCAATCGCCCCGCAGCTCGAGCGGGCTTTGATGCGGAACGACGACTCTGCTGCAATCACCGCCGCGATCATTAGCGGATCAAGCTCGTATGTGTCAGCCGCTTGCAGTATCGCGCCCACAATTGCCCTCTGTTCGTCGTTTGTCAGCCTCGGGTTATATTTGACCATGACTCGCTCCAAAGTCGGCGCATGGGTCAGCTCTGCCTTTTTCGCGCGAACTATTTTGGGTTCCGGCATGTCCGGTTTCAGGTCCGGAGTCAAGCGCACGGAAACGCAGGTGGGTTTCTCAGGTGCGGCATATACTGCCGGTTGTGTCCATACGCCTGCAAGAAAGACGAGGACGAGGATCAAAACGGTTAACAGGTTTTTCATGGGTTCACGCCTCCTTCAGCTTATCGCCCTTAGTGGATCCGGCGCGTATTTAGCGTACAGGTCAAGCATCATCTGCTGGCGCTCCGCGCGCGTCAGCATGTGTCGTTTGCGGTGTTTGGGGTATGCTTTCGGCTCGATCTTGCGCCCCTCGCAGATTTTGTACTTGATCGCCCTAAGATTTCTGCCCGGCATGTGCTGTTCGTGAATTTCCGTTGGCGTCAGCCCCGCCATGCAGAGCTGTTTGAGTTGCATCAATTCTTGATCCGACCACGGAATATTACCGCTCATGTGATCGCCTCCGTAACGTTAAATAGTCCCATCGTTTCGCCGATTCGCGCCTCTGCTATTTGCGCATATTCCGGGTTGAGTTCGATTCCAATATAATCCCGGAAGTTCTTTGCCGCTACAACCCCCGTTGTTCCGGCTCCGAAAAATGGATCGAGTACGATGCCGCCTTCGGGACACCCGGCCAAGATACAAGGCTCGATCAGCTTTTCCGGGAACATCGCAAAGTGCGGAATGGTTGATCCTTGTGTTGCCACCGTCCAGACATCGCGCTTGTTTCGGGTTTTTGGATTCTCTCCGACTCCCTCTTTGGCATCCCATCGGTCATTGAATCCCTTGACGGTTCGGTTTTCGTGGTCGTCAGTTTTCTTTCTGCGGCGGTCATTCATGTGTCCGGTGAATCCTTTATCGGGGCGTGGCCCAAATTCTAATTGATCCGGTCTTGTTGTTGACGCAGGTTCCTTGATCGCTTCGTGGTCGTAATAGTACCGCTCTGATTTTGAGAGCAGGAAGATGTATTCGTGGCTTTTTGTCGGTCTGTCGGTCACGCTTTCAGGCATCGGGTTTGGTTTGTGCCAAATGATGTCTGATCTTAAATACCAACCATCTGCCTGTAAAGCGAAGGCCACGCGCCAAGGGATGCCGAGAAGGTTTTTGGATTTGATGTCTCCAAAATTTACTTCTGTTACGGCGGGTTTTCCGATTGACCCGCGATTGGTGCCTTGTTTGTAACGCCCTGCGTTTTCTGGATATTTTGCGCCGTCTTTACCGCTTCCGGCATAACAATCGCCCAAGTTCAGCCAAACAGTTCCGTCATCCCTCAGCACCCGCCAAACCTCGCGGAACACTTCCACCAAACTTGCCACATATTCTTCCGGAGACCGCTCCAACCCGATTTGTCCGTCCACTCCATAGTCGCGCAGTCCGTAATACGGCGGGGATGTTACGCAACAGTTAACCGATTTTTCGGGGATGGTTTTTAAAAGTTCTTTGCAGTCACCTATGAGGATTTGATTCATTGTCAACCCCCGCATAATCCATCTTTGATCCGGGTATCATAGCCTTGCACCCTGCGCCTAATTCCCGGTTAACAGTTTTTGCGCTCCTGTTAACTCTGCCAAGTGTTGATCCTGCTTGTCCGCTATTGCCCGACTGCGAATCGTTTCGTAGAAGCGCAGAAACTGTGTCCGGTCGTAGCTGATGTTCTCGCTCATGAGTAGATCATCAAGTCCTAACTGATTGACCGCCTGTTCGATCTCAGGACGGGAGAATGTTGGCTTTTCGTGTTTATATTTCAGCTTGATGTAAGTGTCGCCAGTCAGCTTGCCCCTAACTTCCTCCCACGCTTCTTCAGGTGTCGGAAGTGATGTTGTGCATCTTAGCGCAGCTTCGCGCAATTCCGCGACAGTCGGGAAATACTTGTTGGTGGTTAGGAGTTTGATCAATGCCGCCTTTGCCACCTCGAACGGAATATCGGCTAATAACTGATGCCACGCCTGCACGGTCAGCTTCATATCCCGCTCCTGGTACTGCGGGAAAGCCGCTATTGCTATCGCCACAAGTCCTGCTACCTCATTCTTTGTCACGGTCATTCACCCACTCCTGAAGGCTGATGATGCCTTTTGGTATTTTGCCTTTTGGTGGTTCCGGCGGGTGCAGGTAGTCCTCATAATGTTTGGATGGGCCAAGGAACGTCGCCGGATGTTTGATGTATTTTTCTTCTGTGTCCCTCTGCACGCAGGCCATCGCGTAGTGTCCCGCCGCCGCTATCAGTACCGAAGGGATCGCCCCTTCTTTTAGTCGTGCTTGCCATTTTGCATACGCCTCGCGCTTCGCAACATGCCGTGGATAGCGCATCCAGAATTCCTCAAAATCGTCGGTGTAACCGTCTGGGTGGGAGGCTTTTTTGGTCTTGGATGATGATCTATTATCCGAAGGTGAAGGTGAAGGTGAAGGTGAAGGTGAAGGTATGTTTTCTCGCGCACCTTCGCGCACCTTCGCGCAATCGCTCGCATCCTCGCGCTGTTGTGGTGGAACCGGAAACCTTGAACCTTCGGGGTTGTCGCGCTTTTCCCGCCTGATATGAGTCTGATATTCGAACCACTTTTCGGGTGGTATCGCCATATAACTCTTGCCGCTTTCCTCGTAAAGCCACATTAAGCCAGCTTGTCCATATAATTCAATCGCTTGCTCAATAACCTCGCGCGTAACAAGTTCGTTAACTGGAAACACCTTTACGCGCAATTCCCAGGAATCCGCTTCTGCCCGTCCCCAGTCATCGAATGCGGTCAAGAACCACGGCCACAGCAAAGCGGCTAATTGATCTGTTTCAGCAATAATCCCCAGTTTTTTATTGATGCTCATATCACTTGAAATAAAAACCTTTCGGGCCATGCCGCCATCCCCTAACCTCAGTCCTCTAAAACTTTGTCGATTAATTCCACCATAGCTTTCAGTACAGGCTTTGATACCGCCCTTGTGAATGGCGTTTCCGGATTACACACATCTCTGATTCTGCGCAGCGCATCCCGCGCCTCAAGTGCTTTCTGAGCGGCGAATGGGGCTTCTGTACGGGCTTCAACGATGAGTTTCCCATCCTCTACGCTAGGGAATTCCTCAAACCATGCCGCGCCGTCATCGTCTTCATTGCAGTGATCAGGGAAAAGAACCTCCGCATTATCTTTGCCTGTGATTCCGCTATAACCGCCGTGATAATTATCTACATTCCATTCCCACGGTTCGGGCGTCGCTTTCTCGCACACTTCTAAAAACGCCTTCAGCCTCTCATCTGTGTTAGCCACGTTCATTTTGTCTTTAATCCACTGCGGGGCTTTTTCTGCCGCGCTATCAACCGCATTCCACATTTCACGCGCCGACTCGGTTGATGTATTGCGTTTTAAATCTGTGTTAGCCATTTTGTACCTCCGGATATTCGTTATACTCCACGCCATCAAGCAAGCGGCCAGCGGCTTTCTTGCCAACCTTCCATACTACCTCATCGTCACTTAATTCTTGTTCAAAATCGCAACTCACTGAAGCTGGGATCGTATCCAGGAAATTTGAACCGGGTGCCCACTCTCCCCACTGCTTGAACATGAAAGGCGTTCCCGCTGCTTTACATTGATCTCTCAGGCTTCTTGCCCAATCCGGATGCATCGGACGTGCATTGGGGCCGCTTTCGCCGCCGCAGATGACCCAATCGAGATGTGGGTATTCCCTGTTCTTTTCACATGCTGGGATGTGATAGGGCTTCAAGCAATCCCCGAATAATCCGCGTCCCAAATTACGTTGAATTCCAGTCAAATTCACCGCTCCCAACATCGGCTCCACGCTCGCAAACCTAACCGCCGCAGGTGTCTGCAAAAGCAGAGGTATGCGCTCATCGGCAGTCTGTTGGTTCTCGGCTGTTACGCCAAGCCAGACGTTGGGAAGAGGGAACACAGTCGGTTCGCTTTCGCCAGTTAACCGCATCATCGCCGTCGGCCAGCGGTCCGCCCAAAAATCTTCGGGATCCCCTGTGCTAAAATACCCCAGCATCCATTTGGGACGTTTGGTCAAAACCATGTATGTAATATGCGGAGTCAACGCCATTACCGCGAAAACGCGGTCAATAAAAGAGAAAGGCACATCGGGATGAAAGAGATCGCTCATGCTGTTCACGAACACCTTGCGCGGTTTGCGCCAATGAAGCGGTTCTTCGAGCTTATGCTCATGGCATCTGACTTCTGTGAAGGGTCTATTGCCCCAAAACCGCTTTGCATTTTGCTCGGCATAGCAGTTCCGGCAACCTTCTGACACTTTGGTGCAACCTGTAACCGGATTCCATACGTCAGTTGCCCATTCGATGGTTGTCTTAGCCATCCTTACCCCTCCCAAAAACCCTATTTAGCAACCTGTCAAGCCGCCTTGAAGTGGCTTCTTCCTTTCGCCTCGTTTTCCACTGGATTCCATATTCCGGTGGCATCGGCCAAGGACGGTTTCGCCATACCTTGTGGCGTCTGCGAGGCGGTTTGTTCGGGATGCGCTTGTAAAGTCCCATCCTTACCCCTCCATCTCTTTCAGGACTTCCTCAGCCTTCTGTTGAGCGGCTTCGAGAGTGGGGAAATCGCCAATAAATTTAATTAACCCTTCTCTGCGATATACACACAAATCGTATGTATCCTTCGCCTTGAGAATCTTGAACAACATACCGTTGTGCTCAGCCGTCGCCCTGTGAATTGTCCATTCCAACATCTTTACCCCTCCTTGCCCTTGTCGGGTATTGTTTCGGGTTTGAGGGCTTCGCGGATGCACTGTTCGCATTTATTGGCGGCGAAATAACAGAGCCTAACGTACCCGCTAAATCCTATGGTTTTCGGGCAAATGCTTGCAGTTTCTAGTGCTGTAACCAGAAGTTCATACTGTTCTTCGGTCATCTCGATCCTAATCACGCTCATTCCTCCTTTTTGCGGGTGGGTTGCTCGATTTTCCGGATGAATACCGGGCGAAGAACTTTGCGCCAGCAATCTTTGCAATGTCTGTTGTCTGGAGAGTTTCTGCCGCAACTTGCCGAAAATAAATGATCACCATACCCATACATTCCGGGACAGGCACTGGCTGTAAGCACATAAAGGATTTTGTCAAACCGCTCTTCTGTCGCTTGAATCTTGACTTCGGTCGTTTCGTGTTGGCTCATGTTACCACCCCTTCCTACCCACAAACCGCGAAGGGTAAAAGCCACATTCCGAATCAGCTTTTGCACCGAATATGGATTTGCAGCGGGTAAAATGACCGCATTCTACGCACCGCTTACCAATCTGCTCAGGTTTGATTCCCTCGGTCGCTCCACAAAAGCAACCGCTAACGGGATTGTCCGGATGTGAAGCGGAACAGTTGCGCTCTTTGGTGCGAATACAATCTGCACATTTCACGAATAGCATGTTACCGCTCCTTTCTGCCCCAGCGGGGCAGGCCGTCCGTGGCCTTACGATGGGAGGAAATGCTATGCGATATTAGCTGTTTTGCTGATTCAGCCCGTTTTTAAGGGCTTCGGCTTTCGCCCTGGTCTTCGCGGCTGCGTTTGTTCCTGCGGGATTGGCATCCGTTACCGGCTTTTCAATGTAATCGGACCATTTGGCCTCGCCGTCTTTAATCGCCGCGTGAATCGCTCGCAGGTCGTTGAGTTCTGCCGGCTGTATGTTGTCTGTGGGATGCCCCAAATACTGTTCAAGGTCGGTCGGCATAATGCCAATATTGGCGAAGGCATCAAGGATCTTGTGTTTAGCCGCCGCCGGATCTTCTTTGGTCTTGTCGCTGGCTGTTTTTCGAGCGACTTCAAGGGCTTCTTCGATGATGTCCGTCGGGATAAGCCGCAAGCCCTCGTTCCTAACCACCTTTGACACCAACGCCGCTTCTTTGGTATTTAGCTCGTCATCTGTGGCACGGACAATGAAAACGACTTCACCCTGCGAATTAATGCGTTCGCCAATCTTCTCACGCCCTGTGATGTTTTTGCGCTCAACCGTCTTTGACAGGGTGATTTCCTTGGCGAACATCGCATTGGTTTCAAGGTCAGTGCAGAACACTTTGACGCGCCGGACGTTGTCGTCCTCATAAACCGTCTGCGTTTCGGTGGTCACGTTGCCCCATTCGCGCAGGGCAAGCTCGGCCAGCCTGATCGACGGCCCTTTAATCGTCGTGCCGCCAACGGGCTTCTTGTACTCTGCTTTTTCGGCGAATACCGGGCGTTTGCACGCTTGCAGGATTCGGATGCGTGATTCCTCAACGTTACGCGGATTCTGAAACGCCATGAAATAGGCCGCCTGTATGCGTGATTTCTCGCGTTCCCCCGCCGCCACCGCAGCGGGATCTGGTTTTGCTATTGCGCGGTGCTGATTTGGCGCGGGTATCAGGTTTTGCTCGGTCATACTCATTATTGATTAAGCCTCCTGTTTAAGGTAATACGCCCGCAAAGAGCGGTACGGCTTGCCGGTCTTATAAAACTTGTCCAATGCGATTTCTGGATGCGCTTTTTTGAGCGCGTCGGCATCGAACGTGCGCCGTCCGGCCTGCATCGAACAGTAGATCCTCGCCCCGGCTCCCTCGGCAATTTCCGCTTTATGCGCTTCCATGATGTTTTGAATGTGCAGTTTCGCCTGAGCTTCGAGTTCCTCTGCCTCCTTGCATAGTTCCTGCGCTGCCCTCAAGCTGCTGACCGCTGCCTGCCATTGGTCGTTTTCGATGCGAATCAGCTTGCCGGGTTCCACTGCCGGAGCAACGATTTCGGCGGGTTGGTTATTTTCGGCGGGTGGCGTGTCGAGCGTCACCATATTCCAAAATTGTTGGCACCGACTAACGATCTGCTCTTGTAACTCCGGATCTGCCGGAACATCAAAGTGGAGCAATTCCCACCGCTCGGCATTGAATACCGCTAATGATCCCCACGATGCACCCATGACGAGCATTTCCGCTTGAAGCTGAACGTAATAGTACTGCGGAACACCCTCGCGCTGGATTTTCCCGAACACCGAAAGGCGCGGGCATTTGATTTCAACCGGAGCGGCACCAGACTTGTCGGGATTACCGGGTACACTCGTTTTCCGGTCGAGATTAGCTAATAAAAACGGGTATTTCGGATGCTGCAAAATGGCATTGACCCGCCGAACGATGCGCCCTGTTTTCTCGGCATAAATATCAGCGATAATCGGTTCAAGTGTCCTGCCCCTCTGCATGTCGGGGCTGTCCTGCTGTTCAAGGGTACTGCGTCCGGTTTTTTCCTCCCACAATTCCGTGATGGTCTTGAATTTGCTGACACCAAGGATGATCGGAACGTCGGAACAGCCAATCCCTCTGCGTCTTTGTCTGAGCCATTCCTCGTGGCTCATGTCCTTTGTCGATACAAGGGTCTGCAAATGGTTTCCCTCCCTCAAAAATAATCCACAGCGGGCAGGATTCGAACCTGCTTTGCGCTTGCCTAATCCGCTCAGAGCTTTCGGGCTGCTCGTCACGCCGCCCGCCCCCTGACTCCTCGGCTACGGGATGGCTTTTTATGACTTTGCTAGGCTCTGCACGTGCGCTTGAGTATGCTATCAGCGTGTTCCCACCACGCCGCCGCTGTGGAAAGGTTAATCAATCCTCGATCTTGCGCTCGCGCAGGTCGTAGACAAACAGTGTTGTCACGGACACTTGGGGCTGGCCGTACATCTCCATGTTCTCGGTCGTCACGGTTCCGTTGTTCATGCACTTCTGCATATCATCGATCTGTTTAATCGCGGCTTCTTTGGTTTTGTACTCTGCCAGCGGAATATAAGCAGCAACCTTGCCAGCTACGTATCTCAAAGCCGAAACAAGCCTCCAACCTTCTCCATCAGGAAACCACGCTGCGCAGAGATTGTGAACCTCTCCCAAAAACCGCCCGTCCTCGCTCCTGACAACAATCATTTAGTTCCCCTCCCTCTCCGTCTTGAGGTTCATCGCCCGCTCGATCACACCGTGCAGGTCGTTGATTCGTGCCTGTGCTTCGCGGACAACCGCATCGAGATCCTGCGAGCAGGTGACGGCATCGAGGTCTTTCGGGCTGACCAAAAACAGGTTGGTGAGGTCAATCACATTGCCATCGACTGTGCAGGCGAACTCTTTGCCGAGCAATCCCGCCCTCGGGAACGGACAATTCACGCACTTCAGCGTTTCCATCTTCCACCTTGCCTTTCTGCGCCAAACCTGCTATAATACAGGTGTTTGGTGCCTTATTTCGCGGGAGCGGGCTGTTAGCAAGCCCGCTTTTGCTATTTACCGCCCATCGCGCTCTGCTCCAGTATTCTACTAATCTTCTCAAGCTGTGTACTCAGCAAAGCACCGATCGTCGCCGTCGCTACCAGTTTCGCTGATTCTAGGCTGATTTCGCCCTTGTCGATCGCTTCAAACAGCTTGTCGATGTCGCGGACGCATTCATCAAAGGTCATTGGCTCTATCCTCCCATTCAGAACTGCGGCCGCTCAAACAGCACGTTGAGCATGGTTCTTCGTGGATTTGCTTCGCCAAATGCTTGCAACTCCAACACTTCTCCACATACCGCCTATACCGCTTCTCAACCCACCTTGCTATGCAGGACATGCTCGCGAAACAGAACAGGGTTATCGCCATGCCCCATTTGATTGTCGGCGGCACTAACTGCGGATCGGCAAGCGAGAGAAAAAGAGCGTAAAGCAAGCCACAGGCGAGATAGACGAGTAAGTAAAACATGGAATCACCCCCACATCTTGATTTTTTTCGACCAAACGGATAATCTGCCGAAACCCCTGCAAATACTCCTGCGGCGTGAGTTTCTGCGGTTGTGGCAGTCCACGCATTGCAGGACGGTTGTATTTCGGGCGGTAGTAACTAGGCTTGTCCGGCTTGTAATACTCCCGGTGTCTGTTGACATGCCTGATCTGGTAGTCCATCCAACTCCCTCCTATACCCCATCCACTGCTCCAAGGCGCGAATGTCTGCCCTGTAAATCGCCTGAACGCTGTTTGGCGGGATTATTTTAATGATTGGCGCGCCTGCCGCTATGAGCGGGTCGATTTTGTTCGGGCTGGTTTTGAAGTATCGGGCTATCTGCCCCTTTGTGGTAAGCATGTTTTCGTCAGCCATGATGTCACCTCGCGATCAAGTCCATTCGATATTGTCTTTTGTGATTTTGACCCCCGTCCAGCCGTTAAGCGCTAACTCGATGCAATCGTCGTACATGTCAAACTTGACTGCGGTAATTAACTCTACGGGAAACTCCGTCAGTCTTTCCTGGCCCCTATAGAACCGAATCGTGTCGTCTTGGATATAACCCTTGACTTCCGAGTCGCGGTTGAACTGGTCTAAAATGATAGCCAAAAGCAGGTCAGCATTCATCAGCATCCACCTCCGTAACATCTTCCAGAACCATTCAGAAGCTTGTCCATCACCCTGATGCCGTCCTCAACTTGCCCGACGGCTTCAAGATACTCTGGTCTGCCGATGTCCTTAATCCTCGCGCGCTTTGCGTAGTTATTGCGCCGCGCGGTCAGATTCGTCCGGTATGCGGTATTAAAGGCATCATCGAACAGGTGCCACGCCGCAGGAAACGAAATGCCTTTGTCTTGCGCGAGCCTTTGCGCCATTTTAGCCAATACGTGACGACGGTCGCCTTGCACGTCGATGGAGTCAAGGTTATTAATGCGGTGATTAATCACGGTGATTTGTTCCTGCTGATGGTTCAGCTTGCGATCTTGCTCTGCAAGAAGCTGAACGGCTTGGAGAAGGGCTTCTGCGTGAGTTTTGGGCGCTTGGGAATATGTTCCGGTCTGCCGAATCCGCGGCAGAACCTCGTCAAACACCCAACGTTCGAATTCCTGAGCCTTGGGCATGTTGGAACGGATGATCAGGCGATAGAGATCACCTTCGGGGATGACTTTGATAGTCTGGATGCCGCCAGGGGTGGGGGTGCACGATTCGTTCACCCCTTTGCAGTGATCGCGAATTGCTTTTTGCGGGTTGGTATACCCCAGAATTCCCGCGCACTTCGCTGCCGGGAAATGCGGTTTCCCATCGATCTCGTAAACCTCTAATCTGCCGAACTCGATGTTTTCGAATACCTGTAGGTTGTTCATATCTCTACCCTTCCCTTCGTCAAATGGTACTGTTTTGAACATCTTCGGGCAAAAAAAGATCCTCGATGCTGACGCCCAATTTGCGAGAAAAATCGACAGCCGCCCTGAATGACGGTCGCCTGCCGTTCTCAATCTGCGTGTACGCCGGGCGGGAGATGCCGAGCAATTCTGCCATCTGCGCCTGTGTCATGCCCTTCGATTTCCTGATTTCTTTTAGCGGGGATGCCATTGGTAAAACCTCCTTGGTGTTACTTGTCTGAACTATATTTTTATTATATGGTCATATTTGGAACATGTCAAGCATAATAGTTAAACTTTTGAACAAAATAACCGATATATGTTGTAGGAATGAACAATTCCATATATACTAAGAGTCGGGGGTGCTTAAATTGCATATAGGTAGGCGAATTCGTTTTCTGCGGGAGCAAGCAGGAATTACACAGGGAGAACTTGCGAAAATCATTGGCGTTTCGAGGATGTCGGTAACACATTGGGAGACCGAAAGGGCAGAGCCTTTTTACGAAGCTGTCATCAAAATGGCAGATTATTTCAAAGTCACAGCTGATTATCTCTTAGGCCGTGACAACCCGCCACCGACACCCACCGACACTGTAGTGACGTTCACGGACGGACGGCAGGTGCCTTTCAGCAAATTGACACCAGAGGAACGGGCGGCGATTGAAAGCGTTTGGAGGCTGGTGTCGGCAAGGCTCGCCAAGGAGGAACAGGGTAAAGGAAAGTAGTATTCCCCCGCCACGGATGAAACGGGCGGGGTTTACTATACCACATCAAAGGGAGGATATTGAAGAAATGATAGAATATACCTCTGGTACTTCTGCCGTCCGCGTTATTTCGATGTCCGTCCATGCCCAAATACTCATGATCCGTTTCGAGAGTCAAAATGGTACAATCATTGTGGAGAATCTGAATAGAGGTGGTAAAAGTGGCACCAAAGTCTAAGCCCGGCCAGCGTATGGCAACGGGCATTTACCGACAGGCAGACGGTTCCCTCTCCATCAGATTCAGCACCGGGCGCAGAAACCGCGAAACCGGCAACTATGAGATTTTTGTGGAGACATTTCGCGGCAGCGTGGAGGATGCCAAAAAACGCCGATCAAAGCTGATCAGCGAACACGCCGAAGGCAGACTCAAGCCCGTGGACAAGCATAAGAGTTTTGGGGATTACATGGAAGCGTTTTTCAGGTATAACGATCAACGCGTGGCGATGAAAAAGATCAGGCGCAGCACAGCCGATTATTACGCCGTAACCATCAAGCCGTATTTTGGCAAACTATGGGACAAGCCCTTGACCAAAATCACAGCAGACGACATCCTGCAGGTGTTCGCGCAGATAAAAACCAAGAATGGCCGCTCCTGTTCAACGGATTATGTCCTGAGCGTCTACCGGGCATTTCGGGCGGCGTGGAAAAGCAGTGTGGATCTGAAAATACCTGTGCCGGACATCCTGAACGACATCAAGAAAATGATGCCCGATCCGCTCAAAAAGCGGCGAACCGTGCTGGAACCGTATCAGTATAGAAAATTGCTTGCGGCGACAGATGATCCTATCACCCACGGCATCCTAACCTGCTTAATGCACACGGCGATGCGTTTGAATGAATGCCTAGGCTTGCGATGGTCCGACGTTGATTTTAACCGGATGCAGATCACAGTCGAACAGCAGGTACTCAAAAAACCGGACGAAAACGGGAGCAGGTTCGGGCCGCACAAAACGTATGCCGCTTACGGTCCGCGCATCATCAAGATGACAAAAACACTTGCCGGTGAGTTAAAATCCTTACGCCCAGTGCTTGCCGTCATGAAGCTAAAAGCCGGACAAGCCTGGCAAAACTTTGATTTATGCTTCCCAACTTCCATCGGTACGCCTATTGCCTATAGCCGATGGGAAAGGAATAAAATCAAACCTCTTTTTGCAAAGGCTGGCGTACCGCCGATCAGAGTGCATGACATTCGGCACAGCACAGTCACCTACCTGCTGGCCGAAGGAGTTTCTCCGGCCATCGTGCAAGAAATAGCGGGACATTCCGACATCAAAACGACGATGGTTTATAAGCACTTAATCGCCAATGCGCAAAGCGAAGCAATGGACAAGCTCGACAAGGCGATGAGATAGCAAAAGCCCCGATTTGACGGGGCTTTTTCAATGCTCATTTTTGTTTATCAAAAGTTTTATCAAAAACCGGATTTTATCAAAAGTGTTGTTTTTGCTGAACCCTTGTCATTGCTAGTTTGGTGCGAAAGGGGGGACTCGAACCCCCACGGTTGCCCACTAGATCCTAAGTCTGATTTTAGGTGATCCAGAGCGATCCAGAGAGATCCGGAAAGGCGATATAGCAGGGTTTTTCTCTGTCAAGTGATCCGGTGGAATCCAGATTAATTCGGATTGTTTATCAAAGATTTATCAAAACCATAAAAAAGAGCGGGTTATTTGCCCGCCTTTTCCCGTCTGTCGAGTTCCTTTTCGATTGCCTTGAGAGCGATGTCGGTAACGGTCTCATTTTTGCCTGCCAGCTTGGAGTCTATGGTCAGCGACAGCATCCGCTTCCACATCTCAAAGGGCAGACGGAGCGTGATGCGCTTGTATTCGTCGGTCATTGCGCCTTATTCTTCCTCCCATTCATTCATCAATTTTCTGCCGGGGCCGCACTCTGTGTCGTAGTTTTTTGCTTCTTCACGGGTTTCGATTGCTCGTATCTCGCGATCTGAGTACCCGTCCCCTGAGCAACCTTCCCGATCCTCGCGAAGACATTGCTCTGCTGCCGCGAGAGTTTTGTGGGCGTGGCCGCAACCTTGCCGCGCAGATCCCCAAGTCGTGTAATACATTTTCAGCTCTCCTTCCACGTGTTAATCTCGTTAATCAATGAGTCTACAGTTACCGGGCATTCCTTCAACGTTTTCCCCTCTGCCTTAATCCCCGTGACAACCGCGGCGTAAGCATACGGCAGTTGGTCGATGCCAATGCGACGCTCCCGCATGTGTTTGAAACAAGCTACGATGTCTTCCGGGTCTACGCTGAGCGAACGGAGCTTTCCTTCGCGTTCATAAATGACGCGATACTCCTTTTCGTTGTGTTCATTGACTTCCCATACCCCTTCGGCGATTTCGTGAGTTTCGATCCAAGTACCCTTCTGCCGCTGGGGTTTGTAGTCCGACCAATCAATCTCAGTGGCTTCCGAAAATTCACGCTCAAAGGCACCGCTCGGGGTTAGTCCAATTAATTCCGCAACCCATGACGGCAAGCCTGTTTTGCCAGAATATCCCTTACCCTTTTCAATCTGCACCTTTATGGCCATTTTTCGTTCCTCCCGCAACTGTTTTCTTACCTTGATTAGATTATAGCACATATCTATATATATGTAAATACATACTGACACATTTCTTTAAAAAAGAAACCCCTATCTAGCAGGGGTTTTAAAAATATTTTCAAATTCTTTTAGGGAAGTGTCTAAAATTATGACCGCAAACTCCGTTTTAACCTCAACCTTGCGATCGGTGATTATGACCACTCGGGGGAACACCTTCCACGGCCACGCCTCCGCATCATGCAGCACGATGTACTTGCCGATGTTCGGATAGTTCCGTTCGTTCTGCACTTCGAGAGCGAAGTAATAACGCTTGTGATTTATCTCGTAAATGCAAAACGCATCAGCTCTCAATCCTTCAACCGCATACTCACATGCAAAAGTCTTAATCAGACCGCCTTGTTCCTTCAGCCTTAGATAAAATTCCGTCCGCAAAAGCCTGTGTTGCAACTGTTTCAGCCCCGCCAAATGGTAAATGTATTGCCCGGTATAAGGCTCTTTTGACCGCTTGACATAATCCGTTTGGTTGACGATCTCCCTCAGCCTGCGATTGGCAATGATCCGCTGATATTTCTGCCCTGTAAAAAACAGCCTTTCGATCTGGCTTCTGCTGGCCGCCCCGAAGTCCTCAACGAATCGAATGATAGCATTGTCACGCTTTGTCAGCACAGCTCGACACCCTTGCTGTTTCTCGCTTGAGGTTCGGACTTGCGGCAGAAGGGTTTGATCAAAGACCGGGCTTTGCTGTCGGGCAGAAGCATCACTTGCACTTCTTTGTCCTTCGACCCTTGCTGATAGATCGCACGACCGGGAATCTCAATATCAGCCGCTTTGTCATTGTCTAAGAGTATCCTTGAGTTGACCTGATTCTTTACCGCAAACGCTAAAACAGCTTGGGTGTTCGCCTTGATCAAGCCCGGCACGGTTTCAGCAGAAGGCCGTTGAGTACAGATAATGAAATAGATCCCAACCGCCCTGCATATCCGCAGCAGTTTATCAACTTTGGCCTGAATCTCCTTGTTTTCTCGGAGGTTTGCATATTCGTCAATTACTACAAGATGGTGGTTCATCTTCGTCCTGCGCTTATTGTATTCTGTAACGTTTACCACCCCGGCCTTGCCGAGTGTGTGGTATCGCTCTATTGTAAGTTGTTCCAACCGATTAAATAATTTCAGCGCCCCGGTTTCATCCTTGGCGAATCCGACCACATGCTCGACTTTGCGGAACATCTCAAACTCCACGCCGTTTTTGAGGTCAACGAGGTGTAATTGCAAGTCTGCCGGTGACTTCGTGAGGATCAAATTCATATATCTTCGGATATACCCGTTACGCTATCATCCTATTCCGTCAGCAGGATAACGTGCGTGTCCACCGAAAGAATGCTTGAGGTGGTTTTATGTTAGGCTATCGTGTCGGCATGTTGCTTCTGGAACGCAATCTGAGCCATGAACAGGCGGCGGCCATCGCGGGTTTGTCGCGTGCTACAATCACCCTGATCTGCGAGGGTCAGAATGAAAATCCGAAGCTGTCGACGATTCAAGCATTGGCGCAGGGCTTGCGGGTTCCGATTGGCTATTTTGTGGGCGAAAGCGAGCTGGAGGACGCGGAATGGTTGCGGGTGGTCGAGAGATGCAAAAAGGCGGGGATTGGACCGGGGTTGATTGGGGAGATTGCGGGGTTTTTGCAAAATAAAAAACCCCCGACCGATTAAGGCCGGGGGTTCGTTACCACTACATATTGTGTTCAGTTTATACTTAACCTCTTACAAGGCAATCCCCTCCCTCATTACGCCGCCATTCCCCGGCAGCCTGGGAGATTCGGATCACCTCCTTAGAACAATATGATTAATCCTGCGTTAACGCCCCACCCTTGCGGAGTCCATGATCCGCCGCCCATTACGCCGATCTTGGGACGCTTCAGGCTTTCGATATACGCCTGCTGATCCTGGATGATCTGCTGCAGGCGCTCATTTGATTCCCGCAAAGTCTTGACCGATGCTTCCGCTTCCTGGTACAGTTGCCGATATTCCTCGCTCAGATCCCACAATTCGATATAGTATTCCCTGAGTTCGGCGTAATTATCAGGAATGAACAACTCACCCGCCGCCTTGACCGGCATAATTGACCATAGCAAGACGAAAAGCAGGATGGGCAATATAAATCTATTCCGCTTTTTCTCCGCTTGTCCTGCGCGATTCTGGCGGCTCACAGAGGCATTCTGCTCTTTTTCCGCTATTTCCCGCTCGTCCTCTGCTCGTTCTCGCGCGTCATCGCATACGTTAGACCCGGAATGCTTGAGGGAGAGCGTCCACAGCAGAGCAAAGATTGCCGCCAAGAGATAGCCACCGATGGTAAGGAAGAAGTCTTTAACTTTCCGGAGGAACATCTTTGATCACTCCTTTCTGTGCCACGTTCGCCCCGACATACAGCCCCAGCGCGATATTGACCGCCGCGATCCACTCCCCGCCGCCCAGCTTGCCCAGAAATAGCGCCACGCTTGCGATTACGATGACCACTACCGCCGCGATGAATTTGCGACTTGTGTATTTCAAGTCACTCCCTCCTTCCTAATCAACTCTAGCGGAATGCTTGCCGTCTGCAGCGTTTCCGTAAGCCTGCCCCTTGCCACTGCAGCATAATACTCATCTTTTTCAATCCCGATCACCCGAAAACCCTCTAACACTCCCGCCGCTAGTGTCGAGCCGCTGCCGGCAAATGGATCGACAATCACCCCGCCCGCCTCGCAGATGTTGACCAGTTCGCGCATCAGCGTCAGCGGTTTCTCGGTTTGATGCAGGCGTTTGGGTGCGGCTGTCATGCTGTACGAAAACAGCCCTGGCAGGAAGGGCGCGTTGCGTTTTATATCCAATGGGCCATTGCTGCCCCAGACAACGAATTCACACTGTTGCCTAAACCTGCCCGGTTGCGGACGCGAGGCCTTTTTATCCCAAACGGCTATGCCACGCCAAATCCAGCCCGCCCATTGCAATGCATCACACAGTGCACATAGTTGCCGCCAATCAGAAAATATGGCAACAACCCCGCCTTTTTTTGTGATCGCCCGCCCTAATGTTAACCAATGCGCCGTCCACGCCATCCACGAATGCTGATCGCGGGTGTCTCCCTCGAAATCGTGCTTCGTATATTCTGCCTTGCTATCATTATTCAAATATTTGATTCCCGTACTTTGCGTCCGGTCGCCACGAAACAGCCCGCCGCTACTATAGGGCGGATCCGTGATAATAGCGTCGACGCTGTCCGGCGCTATTTCGCTAAGCGCCTGTAGCGCGTCGCCGTGAATAACAGTGTTGATAATGTTTTTATTCATTTTGTTGCTTTGCCTCCTACAGCCTTTTGGCAATACTTTCTCTCAGCGCAACAAGCGGGAACAGCTCGCCCGGACAGGTTTTTACCGCGTACTTACTATGCGGCTCGATTTTTTCTACCGGGATGCCGTGTCGCTTGCAGATGTTGCAGCAGAGCAGATCCAATAAAAAAAGAGCCTGCTTGTCCGGCTGCTCCTTGTCGAAATTGCCCACTACGCAGATTCCGATTGACTCATCGTTCTTTCCTTTGGTGTGCGCTCCAACCTCGTTTTCTGCCCTGCCCGTCAGGATTGCCCACTTGCCATTGATGCGCTCGATGCCGTAATGATAGCCAATATCCCGATAACCCAAGGTGTTTCGATGGTAGTTTTCGATGGCTTTCCAGTCGTGGACTTCGCCGTCTGCGGTTGCAGAATGATGGATTATGATGCGTTTGGGTTTGTTCATTTCCTCACCTCACGTTAACAACTTAATGATCTCTGCGCCGCCTAAGATGGCAAAGGCGATGCCAAGGATTTTGATCAACTCCGCGACAATCGGCTGCCATGTTGCGGTCTGTTTCTTTTCTTCGGGTGGCGTGTTTTTGTTTATTTGGCTGATGTCGCGGTTTATCAGATCGATCTTTGCATCAATTTTTGTCAGCGTGTCCATGATGTGCTTAATGCAGATTTGCAGCTCTGCGGCGTTTACCTCCAAGGTTCTTGTCCGATTTTCAATGCCGTCGAGTTCTTTTTTTAGTTCTTCGATTCTCACGCTGAGATTGCTAAACTTTTCTGCCTGTGTGCATATACACTGTTGCGATTCGTTCAACCTGACCACCCCCTAAATAAAATAACACCCCGATGGGTGTTAAAGATGGGCATAAGAAAACACCCTCGTTTGAGGGTGTTTAGTGAGCGCAATTTACCGGCTAAAGGCGTTCTAATCGGAAAATAAGCGACAAGGTGTCATTGATTTCTTCTACATCTATTGTTTGTGGTTGGTATCCTTCGGATTCAGCAATAAACCTGAGCATTTCGGCATCGTTGAATGTATGAATGTTTAGCCTAAATCTGCCCTCTGCGTCTGTAGATGTAAAACAAGGGCATAATCCTCTGTCAGTGTATATGTATATCTTGATTTCAGCAGGTATGCCGCCTGATGTGTCGCGATCAATCACTTCTCCCAAAACCGCAACCGATATTTCCTTAGGCGTAGTTTTGGAGATACCGCAACCGCACAATGCCGCAAGCGCAATTATAACCATTAAGAAGGTAATCGCCTTTTTCATTTTTATCACCCTCTTTTATTTTAACATACTATTAAATTAATTTAAAGGGTTAGGATATGTAAGCTGCTTTTATATAAATCGTAACTGCGGAACTGCTCTGATTGGTTATTAGAATCGTATCTTTTGCCCCGGTTTTACCTTGTCTTAAATGCCAGGTCACAAAACCCGGCAATTCTGCGGCGGTTTCAGCAACCGTCTCTGTCGGTGAATAGATGGATATAAGATAAAAGCAATGCCCTGATGAGGATTGAAGTGGTTGCGATACCGTATTCCCTACCGCCACCACTATAGATGTGGGAATGCTCTCGATAAAAGTTATCTTGGGTATTCCCCCCGCTTGTATGGCGTCGACTTCTACTGCTAACCCATCCACCCCCTCCTTTAACTCCTTCACATCCCCCTCAATCCGGTTAAAATCCCCTGGCAAAGGCACATCCTTGCTCGTCCAGTTCGTCTTAGGATCAATCCACATCAAGTAGCCCTCCCGTCTAAAGTCGCCTGTAATGCGCCGTCCCAAGTGAATTCATTGCGCACCACATGAAAATCTCTCGTTGCCCCGTTGTAATCCGGTACCGTGATGCGATGCCCGAGCAAAAGCGCAGGGTTCCCGCGCCAATTCAGTGACAGGTCGCGCCTTGGGTTGCCGCAGATTGCCACGATCAGATCCGCGATTCTCTGCGCTGTTTCCGGCGTTTGGATCAGCGGATTGTCGGGGAAAATGTACCGCCGTTCGCCGTTCTCGCGGATTGAACGGCTGTCTGATGCAACCATCTTCTGCCTGCCCGATGACCGCAAAGGTTTGCCCATGACCACAAGCTCTATTTCGCCCGCTTCGGGACTGCTGACCTGTATGTCTGCGCCCCATGCGTAATATTTGGCGCTCGCAATTGTTGCGCCTGTTGGGGCAGATGCAAGTGACGCAACCGCTTCGATGACAGGCTTCTCGTTGTAGAGAGCGGTATAAGTCCGCACGCCTGCCGGAATTTCTTCGGTTGCCCTGTAAACCTCTTCCGCCGCCTGTGCCGGACGCAAGGGATTAGCAAACACTTCCACGTAGTTTGCGACTGCGCCGGAATTGGTGGGGTTGTTTTTGTCGTAATAATCCGTTTTGGTCAGGTACAGCGCGATTTGCTCCTGCTCCCTGCTGAGATAGGTCGCGCCCTCAACTCTGATAATGCCGTTCCGGTCAGTGTAAACCTGCGCCAAACCCGCTTCAGCGATTGTTCGCAGTGCTTCGCGGTGAGTTTGTTTTTCGAGCCACGCATAAGGCAACATAAAAGATTCAAGCTCCGGATCTACCCAATACTCTTCGGGCTTCAGCCCCGCATCCTGCAATACCATAACTGCAAGCGCGGCAAGAGTGACTGACTGCCGAATGATGGTTGTCATACCGCCCACGTTTGGCACCACATTGACCGGATCGGTCGTGCTGAGTGTCAGGCGGACGCTGATGTTTTCGTTTCCGGCATCGAGCCGAGTGACGTTGACCGTGACGAATTCGCCGTTTTTGAGTGTCACCCATTCGCCTGCGGATACGCTCGCCGCTTCTGCCACCACTGCAGTATTTGGCGGGATGCTCGCCGTCCATGCCCCTCTAACCGCAACCGCCATGCCCGGCTGATAGGCTATCGCGATGGGGATTATGCGCGTGCCAATGACAGCAGGGCGGGAGTATGCACCCCCGCCATATGGTGCATTGCCGTAAATCAATCAGATCACCGCCATTTGCCGATGGCTACAAAATCGATATGCCGTGTAGCCGATGACGATGTGATCGCACGTGCCAAAAATATGCCGTTATGTCCCGTGGCGGTTGGCTTGTTATAGCTCAGCAAGAATAACGGCATAGCATCCGTGACGGGTGTGTAATTCGCTTGCGGGCTCTCACCAGTTCTAAAAGCAGCAGGCCACACCGGACTAATCACGGGCGATATGTATATGCTGCCCGTTGCTTGATCAATGGCACAGGTCACACTATACCGTCCCCGCGCGGTCTGCACGTTGCCAACGCGTTCCCACGCGCCGAGCGAGTCCTCGCCAGTTTCCTCTCCGTCCTCGCCACAGTTGATGATGTACCAACTGGATGACGACACCCTGTAAATTGCACCGATGATGCGCTCTGAGGCGTTGTAATAATACCCGCCTTTGTCGTGGATGTACCCCGACCATTGGAAATATGAGTCGGTCGGGCGCTCGTTGGCGTTGCCTGTAGCGTTGCGGATATTGACTGCGCCTGTGTTGTTGACCGTGACATATTTCCACCCGGCGAGAGCGGATTCGCCCGCCAGCAGGGTTTCCGTGTCGGTCTGGAGGTAATGATCGCGCCCGTTGTTGACGTGCAAGAATCCGGGCGTGATGCGCAGATCATCAGAGCCGGCGAGATAAATTTCCATGCCCACCTTTGCCCCTGTCAAGCATTTGATGGCGTTGATGTCGTCAGTGGCAGCGTAGTCTGCGACGGCTTTGTATGTGAAATACAATGTGCCGCTTTGATAGGTGGCATTAACGATCTGGATAGCGGTGTAAACGGTCTGCCCAGCTTTAGCGGTCAGGTCTGCATCCTCGTTGAGTAGCACATAATCCGTTGTTTCGGTCAGCTTCGTGCCGGCCTTGCCTGCCCCGGTGTAAATCTCCATTTCGCTGTTGCCGAAAAACGCATCATGCCCGAGCAGGAGGACACCTGCCCCAACGTCGCTCCATAGTTCGTCGGTGACTGCCTGCCCTGCTAACGTAAGATTGATTTTAGGTATAAACATTTATGACACCCCCGATATATTGAGGATTAAAGCATAACTAACGGCTTTGGTATGCACATGTACGCCCTCCGCCCAATCGCTTTCGCGGGCATCGAGCCGAGCCACGTGCGGCGGCGCGGTTGTTACTACTGACGTGCTGTACTCTGTTGTCCGCAGCATATCAAGCCTGTCGCGCCCCGATGTTTCGGCGTAGACATCCGCTTCTGGCGTGCGCCAATCGCCGCTCCAAAACACGCCGAGCGGAATCCACTCAATTATGCCATCTGGCAATTCCGCGCCCAAATACGGTCGGATGCGTCTGCCGGGTTTGACCAGTCCATAAAGCGGGCTGTTCATGTTCCCGGGATCAAAACGCCCCTCGATATTGTTCAGTTGCACGTCGATTTCCGCTGCGCTGATAGTGCCGAAAGGCAGGGAGTTATTGTCCACTTCTCTTTCTTCGAGCAGGTGGATCTGGAACAGGTCGCGCCCCTCATAGGTTTCTTGCACTGAGGTAAAAAACTCAATGACTTTGGCGCATCGCCCGGCGTGTGACCATCTGAGGATTTCGACGCTGATCAATGCCGCATTTGGCAGGGGTTCGTCCTCCAATGATTTGCGCCATTTGATCGTACGGTTGTCCGTCACCTGCTCGATGTAAATCTGCGTGCCTGTGGTGTCGAACACGCGCAGAATAAAGTCTGTTGGGTACTCGCCCCTTTTGCTGTCGCCAATGACTTTGAGGTTGCGGACAGGTCTGCCGCTGAACGACATAAACAGCATGGGCTTATGCGTCGGTGCTTCGTAGCATAGCCCCTGCCCGTAAACAGGTTTGCCATCGCCATAGACGCGCCCCGCGCGCGCGTGAAACATGCCTGTGCGGTCGCTCTGCTGCCCACCCCACCAACCCATCTCATTGAGGATCGCATCCTCTGCTGTTACAGGCGGGAATAGCCATGTGCCGTCAAGTTCCCAAGTGCCATCAAGCGAGAGCCATTTTTCTGTCGGATCTTCGCGGTTGTTGTGGGTCTGCTCCACATGATGGACTTGCGCGTATTCGTTGGCAAAGGCGAACACCGACTGATCCAAAAACGGATCGGTGTAGTCGATAATGACGCGCCCCAAAATGTGCCTGTTGCGCAGTTTTTCGAGCGCATTGAGTACAGGCGCAGTCACGCCAATCGACAGCGGAAAATAGTTTAGTTCGGCGTATTCGAGCAGCGGCGATGTGCCGTCATCCTGCCGCGCAAAACTCCATTCAATCTGCACGATCTGCCCCTTGTCGCGTGGGGTGGCATTGCTGTTGCACCATTCGCGCCACGTTCCGTCAGCATAGCCAACCCTTGCCTTGCGGGTCAGCCCTGCCGCCGCTGCTGATTTCAGCGATGTGCAAACCGTCAGGGGTTTAGCTGTGTCAAATGTGACGGTCAGCTTGCCCTCTGAGCAATACCCCGCTTCAAGCGTGCCGCTTAGACTGTAGGTGTAATCCATCTCATGCAGTCACCTCCACGGTGACATCGGCGATAAACAGTTCCGCGCCAATCTCATAGCTGAATCGCACGGTAAAAATCCCCGTTTCAGCCGCTTCGAATGCCGCACTCATGATTTGCCCTTCGAGTGTCGCAGGGGTGGCGGGTTTGACTGTTTCGCCGCGCCGATTCAGGGTGATGTATTCGGGGTTTAGAATCGCACCCAAATCATCAGAGATGCGGATCTCCCTGATTTCACCGATACGCAAAGGTTCAGGGGCGAATAATTGTTTCACCTGGTGCCACCTCCAACCGCACGTTATGCGCACTCATCGCAAGGTCTGCATTGCTCTCCCCGACAACCGCAGGGAGCCAATCGAGCGACATCGCGGAGATTTCAGGGGTAACGGTGCCATTCCCCGCAAGATACATGGTAATCTCAATGTACCTGCCCCTTGGTGGTAGGCAGCCGCTATACTCCGCGCTCCAATGGATCAAGTCGTAACTACTGCGGGCAACGAATCTAAGCTGACCGTGGTTGACGGCATCAATGTTTAGCGCACGCCATGCCGCTATTGTCACAACCGCATCAAACACGCCCTGCCATGTGCCATTAGGGGCATAATCTGCTTCAAGGGTGCCGCTCAGCGTGTAAAGCGCATCCATTACCCCACCACCATTCGCAGGTTGCCGACCGTCGTACCCGCCTGATACGTCCCTGTCGCACTGCTGAGTGGATACGCCCTGCCCCAACCGGAGGGTAGTTTGGGTTTAGTTTCGGGAGTGCCGTTGCCAATCTGCGCAATCGGTTGCCCATCGCAGTACAGGATGACTGCGGTTAGGGTTTGCCTGATTTTTAGTTCGCGCGTGCCGTTGGGGATTAGGCTGTCGGCAACGTTCACCCGCGTTTCCTCGTTGGCATCGTTTCTCGTTAAAAACGCAAACAGGGCGGCACTTGGCGAGTGCGTAATGGTTAATCCGGTGCCGCCATTTGCACGTGCCATTGTGATAAGCGCCGGGTATTGATTGGCCACCTGCCGCTTGCAGGCGTCGTTGACCTCAACGATAAACGATATTTCCCCACCCTGCGCCGGGGTGAATGGAACCGGAGCGGAGATGGCTTCGGCTAAATGCACTCCCGGCACCGCTTCCTCGATCCATATCCCCACGCCGCCATAGCGCATTTGACCGGCGGGGGAGAATTGGGCGGGTTCCGGGCGGGCAAGTTTTACGCCTGCGTCTGTGATTTCAAGGTTTTCGGCGATGCCCGCCTGCCAATCTGCTTTTGTCTGCCATGTTTTACGTGCCATTTAAACTTCCTCCAGTTCCAACGTCACGCCTGCCCATATCCAACCGCCTAAAACAGTAACGCGGTCGCGGCGCAAGGGTTGCAATTTGACAGTGTAAGAGCGCTCCGAGCCATCGCGGTCGTACAGGATCAGGTTAAGGTCGCTGTGCAGGTTGTACAGGCTGAGGATCGCTTCGAGGTCTGCGCCCTTGAGCAATTCATAAGCAATCGAAACTTGCTTTTTGGTTGCAACCAAGTCGCTAACAAGTGTTTTGTCAGCTGTCCGGTTCTCGCGGGCAAATTCGAGGTCATTTTCTGAGACACGCCGACCGGCAGAGGTGAGCGCGATTTCTGAGCCTTTCAAGCCTAAATAAACATCGCCTGGATTCGGCATTACTCACCCCTCCTTGCTTTTTCGTCCATTAGTGCTTTATCAATTTTGCGAGCAAGTTTTTTCACGCCGATTTCGTCCGCAATGACTAAATCGTGGAAATGCAGATGCACGCCGTCTGCACTGCCCGACGAGGATTCAGAGAGCATTGTCGAGCCGCCGCCTGCTGCTGTCGCGTGCGCGGGTAGTGCGAATTTGGCTAATTGAGCAATGATGCCCTCTGCGATGCTTGCGAACACCTGCTGATTCAAGGGCAGGATCGCTTCATCGTCCACGCCCTCGCCGATGATCGCCTGTGTCGCGCTTGTGGCAAGACCGCCTTTAGCGAGTTCGGGCAGAGGTTGAGCGGCGATTAATCCGGTTTGCACTACGCCCAACCCGCCGACGACTCCCGCCATGACAAAGTTTCCGGGAGGCGGCAAGGAGGCCAAAGCCTTCGTTACTGCGAGCGCGGTATTGACGACTGAACCGAATATAGCCGTCGCTTTCTCGTATTTGGCTTGTTTGCGCGCCAATTCGCGCTTGCGCCGTTCGGCTTCTTCGTCGAGTGCTTTTAATTTTTCCGCGCGTTTTTTCTCGTCGGTGACGGATTTTTCAATGGCTCGCTTTTGGCTGCGATACCAATTATCGATTTCCTGTGATTGGTTGGTGTAGAGCTGATTGTAAATCGCCGTAACGCGGGAAACGATGTCATTCGCCATGCTCACCCATTCCTGCGCAAGTTCGTGGATCAGTTTCTGTTCTGCTCGCGCGTAGTAGGTCAGGATGTTTTCGCGCCCTGCCCCGAGCTGATCAGCCATCGCAAGGGCGTTGTCTTTTTCCTGTTGCAACAGCTTTCTGCGCGATGTCGTTTCGGTCGCGAGTTTGTCCGTCCATTCTTGATCGAGTGTAATGCGGTTAAGTTCGGCTTGTATGCCCTGCTCGATCAGCCCAATTTCGTCCTCGCGCTGTTCGGAGATAGCCTTCATTGTCCGTTCGAGTTTGGCGGCGGCTTCTTCTTCGGCGGCTGTGAGGTCGTAGGTTTCCACTGTGACTTCCTTGGTCGCTGCCTTGAGTTCTCGCAGTTTGGCGATCAAAAGCCCGCATTGCTCAGTTTCGCCTTCGCCCGCTTCGATCAGGCGGTTGATTTCGGCTTCGTAGGCAGATATTAACGCGGTGTTTTCGTCAAAGTCATCGCCGAGCAGGTTTTCTTTTGCTTGGATGTCGATCAGGGTTTTGTAAAAGTCAACCATAGCTTGATGCGCGCCGGTCAGCTCCATGGTGGTTTGTTTAATTTCCTCTGTTGTTTCGGCGGCGGCCTGAGCGAATTCCGCCTGTGTTTCGGTGGATTTTTTCTGTGCCTTTTGCCATGCGACGGACTGTGCCTGCGCTTTTTTCATGAGGGCGATCAGTCCCTTGATGGTTTCGCCTTCGGCTTTCATACCCATGTTGATAAGTTCATCGATGGTGGCTTGATAAGTCTGAGCCTTTGCGCCCCATGTGTCGAACGTGTTACCGTAGACTTTGCCCTGTTCCTCAACGGCTTTAAGCTGTTTTTCGAGTTCTTCAAGCGCGATCGTGACAGGCGATTTTTGAATGATGCCCCTTTTTCGGTCGTTGAGGATCATCTGCTCTTTGGTCAGCTTGATATTGTCGCGCAAGGCATCGTTGGATTCGCGCTGCCGTTTGATCAGCCAAGCCAACCCTGCGGCGAGTGCCGCAGCTGCCCCGACGACAAGGGCAATCTGCGGGGCTGCGAAAGCCATCGCTTCGCCCATTGTTGCTGCTCCGCCCGCGACTGCCTTGAATGCAAAAACGACTTTGCCCAATGTTGCCGCAACGCCGACAAACGCCACTTTAAGCGCGGCGAGCAGCGGGATTAATTTTGAAGCCGCCGTTACCGTCTTGCCGAGGATCAGCAAGGCGGGGCCAAGCGCGGCAGTAAATGCAAGTACCGAAACGATATTCCTTTTGGTGCTGTCGTTCAACCCATCGAACCATTCCGCAGTTTCGCGGATGCGTTCGGCAACACCGCGTAAAACGGGGATGACGTTATTCTTGATTATCGGGATCAGTGATTCGCTGAGGGTTAGCGCGATGTCGATAAATTCATCTTTGAGCAGTCCGAACTGCGCCGAAAGGGACTGCAGTTGTTTTTCCGCTACTTCTTGTGTGGTGCCTGAGGCCGCCCGCAGTTGCTGCTCGTATTCACGGATCGCCTGCGATGTGCCGAGTAGCGCGGCGGTGGCTGAGACGCTTCTGTCTTGCATCCCGAGTGCCATTAATGCAGCACGTTTTTGTTCGTCCGACATGTTGCCCAGGTATTTTTCAAGGTCGGCGACAACATCCGCCATGTTGCGGAATTTGCCGTTCGCGTCATAAACCGCGACGCCCGCCTCTTCCCATGCGGCGCGGTTGTTGATGTTCGCTCGCTGCAGGTCGCGCAGGACAATATTTAATTGATCGCCTGCCGCTGCGCCCTTTACGCCCTGATTGGCGTAGACGGCGAGAACAGCCGCGCCCTCTTCGATGTCTTTGTTTAGCAGTCTGAGAGCCGCGCCCGCTTTGTTCTGCAGAGATTCGGAAAACTGTTGAACTGAGGCGTTCGCGAGGACGTTGGCCTTGACCAAAACGTCTGACACGCGGGTCATATTCTCCATGTTTTTGACTACATCGTTCTGGACGGTTAAGCCGAGCGCGGACTGAGCATCGGCTAACAGGTTAGTTGCCTGCGCTAAATCGAACGCGCCTGCCTGCGCAAACGCCGCGACAACGGGCAGGGTTTTAATCGAGTTAGCCGCATCATAGCCTGCGGATGCGAGGAAATAGTATGCCTGCGCCGCTTCGGTTGCGCTGAATTTCGTGGTGCGTGCCACATCGCGGGCGGCCGCCTCCATATCCTTCCGCATCGTTTCGGAGAGTTGCCCCATGATGGCGGTTGATTCGGTCATTGTCTGCTCGAAGTCTGCGCCGAATTTAAGAACTGCGCCGGTGGCGAGGGCGATGGGTGCGGTTACGTAAGTCGTCAGGCTGCGTCCGGCTTCGCTGAGGTCGCGCCCGATCTGTGACATCGTTTTCTGTAGCCGCTTGCCTTCTTTTTCGATGTTGCGGAATGTTTTTTGAAGCTCTTTATCGCTGCCAAATATTGAAACGCCAATTTTGCTGAGATAGCCCAATCATCGCCCACCTCCCGGTCGTTTGATTTTGTCGCCGTAGTGTTTATAAAAACCGGCTATGTCCGGCTTGTCGTTAAATGCTCTGGGTGGTTTGCCGGAATAATAAGAGATCGCGTAATCGTAATAATAAAAAATCTGTTGGAGAGAGTAATTTTCCAACAGATGATGGGGTGATGCCCACGGATATAACATCCCCATGTGCGCAATTACGCGGCCCAACTGGTTGAAAAGTTCTTCGGTGGTCAGGCTTTTGGACTCGCCGCCATTTTTGCCAGTTGAGCCAGATGAGGGTTTTTTTCGAATGAATTGCGAATTTGAAATATTAGCCAATACGCGCAGTTTGTGATATCACCCATGTCGACGTTGTGCATCAGCCAATCGGCAGTAATTTCATCGTCGTAGTGGCTGCAAACAACGGCGCAAACCTCGCATAAAATTGTCAGCATTTCTCCGACATCGTCACCTGCCGCCGCCATGCGTTCAACTGCCTTGAGAACATCGATAGCAATTGCCGCGGGGATGATTTTGAATTCAATCCGCTTTGATCCGAGCGTTATGATTTTTCTTTCAGGAGCGATGGGATGCTCTTTTTTCAGGATATTTGTCAACATTTTGGCACTCTCCTAAGCTTTATTCTCCAAACGGTAGCGGGCAGGCGGTGGAGTGAGCCGCTTTTCGGGTGCGACCCTAGCCCGCCAAGGATCATTTAGGCAGACTGTTCGTCATAAATTTCAAACAGTTGATCTCCTGCTTCGCGGACGGTGTCTACCACGCCAACGAGGTTGATGGGGACAGTCATCAGCTCGACGTCCTCATCGCCGGGGAACTCAAATTTGATGCCCGCTTCGTTGGTGGCCTTGTAAACGGTGATTCTGAATATTTTGCCTGCGTCGTTGGTATTGGTGATACGAACCACCTTCGGCGCAATGGTGAATTTGCCGCCGCTGGTCAGCTTTTTAGCCGCAGCAGGTGTGTGGGTGTAGTCAACATGTACGGTCGCCTTGTCTGTGATGGTGCCGCCTGCGACGCGCGCGATGCAGGTATAGCCCTGAGAATCGACTGCCATCACATAATCGGTGTTGCGAGCATAGGTGGTCACGCCGGTGATGTCAGTGACGGTGATCGCGGTCACTTCGGACTTGTTGCCGTTTTTATTGGCTAAGCGGACGAAGTTGGTTCCGTTCAAAACGACTGCTTCATTGGTCACGGCAACGGGTGCGGCGGCGACGGTTTCATAGTTGTCGATGCCGCCACGGATGAGGTTGAGGTTGGAAAGGTTGATCTCTACAAGGTTTCCTTGCACCCCCGCTTTGTGGTTGCGGATGCCAAGATCCACTTCCCCGCCGTTGTCGGTCATTACCTTGGCGCGGTCAAAGGTTTCCTCAAAATTGACGTCGTTCATTAATCCAAGATTGACGAGCGTTCCGACGTCATCCCCGACTTCGAGCATGCCGGAGCCAAGGCGCACGGTGTTGCCGTCCTGCACTAAGGTTTGACGCACTTTTATACCCCCTCGTAAATGATTTTGATATCTACTGTACGATGGTAAACGGGTTCGTCGGGATCGCGCCCGAGATCGATCTCATTCTCGAACACGCCCTGAATAACGGGAACGCCTTCCATCACGCCCTTGTAGCGTTGCAGGGCGTGTCTGATTTGTTCGGCGACTGCTGCCGTTTCTCCGGGCGATTTGCCCCAACAGTCAAACTGATAACGCGGCCAAGCGATATCTACTTGATGGTGGCGTGGAGAACTGACCGCAAAAAACGAAACAGCCGGATATACCGACTGTTCGGGGAGGTGGTCTCTGTATACCCGGTCTCCGACAAGCGCGGCAAGCCCCGGATATTTTTTGAGATAATCGCGTAATGCTTCTTCGATATGCATTTAACCACCTCGCAATTCTTTGTCAATCGCGGTTTTCAGAGCTTTCTCAACGTCATGTATAAACCGTTCCCGGTTCTCATCAATAGCAGGGCGCAGGTAAGGCTTGGCTTTGATCTTCTTTGTGCCTAAACACAAAAACGGCATGTAAAATGCTTTACCGCCGCCCGCTGTGATGAGCGCGTAAATGTCGCCGTCCTCGTTTACGCCGACTTTGACACCGATTGACTTAGCCCCTTCGCCTGAGTGTTGTTCGTAGTTTGCGATGAATTTTTCCCGCGCGATTGCCGCTATTTTTTTGGCGGCTTCGCGAATTGCCTTTCGCAGCTCCTTCTGCAACTCCATGCGCAGCCTTTTCATGTCGGCAATCATTTCGTCAATCCCGGTCACTTTCATTTCGATTAAGCCGGTCATGTCAACTTCTCCCGCACCATCAGGGTCAGCTCCTCGTTGCGCTCGTTGACGTTGATAACGGCTAGGATCTCATAGATGCGGGTGCCGAATTTAACGCGCATGGTTGGGTTGATGTCCGACAAGTAGCGGATGCGGATTTTACCCGCGACTTCGCTATTAACCTGCTGTGCGCCCCAATATTCGCGCCCTGTCAGCGGTTCAATCGCCGCCCAAACGGTGGCGTGTTCGCCCCAATCATCGTAAGGGTCGCCGTAAGGATCGGTTTTTTTGACGATCTTTTCGATGGTCACGCGGTGGCGCAGATTGCCGATGTTCACCAGCTCACCACCCTGTCCATCGTCAGCAGGGCGGTCACGGCGAACGGGATTTCCTGCGGTGTGCTGTTGGTGCCGGTGAATACTATCGCCTGCCGATTCTCGTACCAATGACCGATCAGGACTTTCATCGCCTGTTTGGTCATATCCGGCACGTCTGCGGCTGTGTCGCCATACCCTGCGGTAAACGTGATTTTTACGCCGTTGATGGGGCGCAAGGTGACGGACGGCCAATATTTGCCGAACGCGTGATCAATGCGGCCGAGAAAAGACGCAGTGTCGACCACGTAATCAGCGGCATCGATTACGGTCGTATTGCCTGCATAATCGGTATAGCTGATTTCGTCCACTGATTGCAGTGGTGGCAACGGCAGTCTGAACGGCATGGCAGGGAAATGATCAAGCGTCAGTTCCCACGTCTGCGTCAGGAGCGCCCTGCTCTGAAACTTCTCCGCATACTGCCTTGCTGACAGGATCAGCGAGTTGATCAGGCTGTCGTCCGCTTCTCCGTCCACCCTTAGATGTGTTTTTACTTCTTGGAGTGTCAGCGGTTCGCTTGTTGGTGGGGTTATCAGCCGCAAGCCCATCGGTATCACCTGCCTTTGCTATGCCCATCCGGATCCAATGGTTGGCGAGCGAGTCATTGACGTTGACTGTATCGCCTGCCGCATACGGGAAAGAGGGTGATTTCAGGGCATCGCTTTTGATTATGACGCGCATTCAATCACCTCTGCTCAGTTCCGCTAATGCATCAAGCGCGGCTTGTTTCCCGTGTATCTTTGAGCCGTCCGGGAGGATGTAATAGCCGCCGCCGACGTGTTTCGGGAATTCATCCTCGGGTTGATCTGGTTCGGGTTTTGGATCCGGTTTCTGTAGTTCGGTTGTCGCCAAATTCCACGGAGGATTGCACCAAATTTTAGCGAGATCGTCCGGGATTTCGACCACTTTTCCTTCTGATTCGTCTTTGCCGTTCAGCCGAACAGGTTTCAATGTTAAGACTTTCATGGGTTTACACCACCTTAAAAGGGAGGGTTGCCCCTCCCGTGTTTATGATGTCGCCATCTGCTGTACCGGTTCAAAACGCCCGTCGGCACGCACCAAAAACGCGGCGGTCTGCGATGCAGCCCCGTTGGTGATAGTTACGCCAACATGGGTAAAACCGCCGTCAACGTCGAGATCGGAGGCTTCAAACTCAACCGCTCCAAGTGCGCTGGTTGTGGCAACGGTGATGGTTGCATCCGGAGATGACGCGGTGAGAGTCAATTCGCCGGGAACATCGATTGCCAAGGTCACGACTCCGAGTGCAGAGGTCGCAGTCACGCCGGGAACGCCTGCGGCTGCATGATTGATGGCTTTTACTAAACTGGCGGCGCAGGCAGTGTCGTTAGCGCCAACTGCGAACACGCGATTAGGCAAATCCTCAGCAGCAGCAGCGGCAAATGTAATGCCGTTGATAGTCACTGCATTGGTGGCGATGACAGTCGCGCAGGTGATGGTCATTCCGATTACTTTGGTGTTGGCGGTGATGGTGGCGAGTTTACCCGCTATCGCTTTCGCGTCGGTTCCGGCAGCGTCTTTCGCCTGCATAATCTGCGCGATGGAGGTTACGGCGGCGGCCATAGCTCCGGTCTGCCACGGAACTGCGCCCTTGCGGTACATGCTCATGTCGTAATAGTTGCTGGTTGCCGCGCCATTGAGGGATTGGGAGAGGATGGCAATGTCCAATTTCTCCCGCTTTGCTAAAGGTTTCATGCGTTTATCGCTCCTTTTTAATCAAATTTGAGAAGGCCGGGGATTATCCCGGCCTGTTTTGTTATCTCAGGATGACAACTGGGGAAACGGTGATGCCGCTTTCGAGTTTGAGCGGCTCCTTGACCCAAAGCTGCCCATCGATGTTGGCGACGATGCGGAACTGGGTCTGGAAGTTGGCGAAACGCGAATGCTCAGAAATGGCGATGAACGGGCCACTACCCGGTTTGATCATGTAGTAGTTGAGTTTGGCGAGAACAATGTCGCCTTCGTTTCCGAGCGTCGGGGTCTTGCCGTTCCACTTGACCGGGATGCCGAGCAGGGTTGCAGGTACGCCCTTGGTTGCATCGCCACCGTTGTAGATATAATTGTTGTTCGGGTCGGTCATGGTCATGATGGTCGGCATCAGGCTCTGGTTGATGGTCCAAAGCGGTTCGCCGGGGCCTGCATAAAGCACGGCCAACATGTTCAGGAAATCGCGATATACGACGGTCGCGGCAGTGTTGCGGGCGATTCTGATCGCGCCAGGAGACTTTAACAAACCAAGCGGGCATCCCGCTCCTGAGCCTTGCAGGAATTTAGAATCGCGTCCGTCAAGCCATGCAAGACGCATCAGTCTGTCTACAAGCGCGCCCGCCGCCTTCCAGTTGGCAAGAGTCTCGTTGTTGATGGTGGCGAGTCCGGCGCACTGATACGGGGTCAGGGTCAGATCCTTGATTGCCGGATCGTTGACGGGGTTAATCGGCTGCCCTTCGCCCTTCCATGTGAGAGCCACGCCGCCCAAATACCCGTCATTGCCCTGCTGCAGGTATGGGATCGAGAACGGGGCATCAGGCGGATCGCCTGCCGGGATGACGTTAGCGCGGGGCATGACAATCTCATCCTCGCCGTTCAGGGAAAGGATGTTCTCAGCGAAACGCGGAGGAATCATGATGCCGACATCGGTTGTGGACAGGTTTTTCATCCTGCCTTTGCTGTCGCCGTTCCTGACGCAGTGGAGGAACTCGCCAAAGTTCTCGAATCCGCAATTATCAAGGTCTTTGTTGTCTTTCGGGGGTTCGGGGTCGCGTTTGTCTGCCGGGCGCGCTGAATCCTCAAGGCGTTTTTCAGCAGCTTCGGCGGCAATTACGGTTTTCTGCCATGCGTCGATCTGAGAGTTGAACGCATCGTAAGCGGTTTGCTCCTCTGCGTTCATGGGTCTGCCTTCAGCAAGGGCTTTCTGCAATACAGCGTTCTGCGCATCGCAGACTTCGCCAAGCTTATGGCGGGCATCGATTAAAGTCATTGTTTACCCCTCCAAATATTGTTTTTATTGGCTTCGATTTTGGCCTGATATAAAGCAAAAAGACCGTCGTAATCGGTCTTTTCAGCTTTTTCCGGTTCTTTATGGGGCTGCGCGATCAGTAATTTGGGCGGGTTTTTGTACCGCGAGAAGTCCATCTCCTGATCGTTGATAAACACTTTGCCGTCCTTGACACAGGCTGCGATCTGTTTTTCCTGCTCGATCTCGTCTGCAAACCCCTTTTCCACGGCTTCCTCGGCGGTCAACCACGTTTCCGCGTCCATGATGGCGATTACGTCATCACGCTTAACCCCTCTGCTCTCGTAAACCGCGATGATTGACTCCCTGATCCGTTCAAGGTCATCGGCGGTTTTACGGAAGTCGTCCGCGTAGCCGACTGCCCAAGTCCACGGGTTGTGGACCATCATCATCGCGTTTTTGGGCATCGTGATGGTGTCGCCCGCCATTGCGATGACTGAAGCAATCGACGCCGCCACGCCGTCCACGTAGACGTGTATTTTTGCCTTGTGGCGCTTTAATTGGCTGTAAATCGCATGACCGGCGAACACATCCCCGCCGTAGCTGTTGATGTACACATTGATTTCGCTGACATCGCCGAGCGCGTCAAGGTCTTTTTTAAACTGCTTTGGAGTGACTTCATCGCCCCACCAAAGAATGTCAGAGATTTCACCGTAGATCAGAATTTCGGCGGGTTTGTCCTCTGCGGCGGCTTTGAAAGTCCAGCATTTACTCATTCCCGTTCTCACCTCCGTTCCCGCTCGGATTTTTGCGCGGCTGCTGTTTTGAAGCTGTTTCTGTGCTGATCATGTTGCCATTGACAAGATAGGCATCGCCTGAAACACCTTCGATGGGGTTCATTTCCTCCATCTCGCGCCATTCGTTGGCGTTGATGATGCCGTTTTGACGCTGAATCCCAAGCCCTTCCTGACGTGATTTGTAATCACCGCGTAAAAGCCCTTCGACGTTGAACTTCACGTAAAGCCCTCTTGCGCGTTCGTTGTCACCGAACAGCTTCCAGTTAAGGGTCTGTTCCCACCTCGTGATCCACGGCAGGATGGTGTATTTCACAAATTCGAGTGATTGATGCTCGATGTTGTTGTTTGTCGAGCGCTCCAAGTTGGCGATCATGTGCGGCGGTACGCGGAACAGTCCGCAGATTTCATCGCGCGTGAATTTGCGGGTTTC